GCGTGGCGCGCAGTGGCGGGCGCTGCGGCCCTGGCTTGGGACACGATGCTTGGAGTTGGTCGGCAAGAGACGGCTACAGGCAAGATCAAGCAGCTGCAGTCAAACATTGAAGGACTGCGAAACGGCAGAGGTTTCTATGGCGATGTGAGTCCTGCCAACCGTGCAAGGTTGATCGCTGATTTCCAGAAGGAGATCGAGGGGCTACAGAAAGAGGCGAACAAAAAGCCGGTCAAGGTGATCATGGCCGGCATCTACTCGGAAGCGGATACTAAGCAGGAGGAGGCGCGCACCAAGTTCAAAGAACAGGGCGTGCAATACCTGACCAAACAGGAGCAGCTGGAAAAGAGCATCACGGACATGCGCAAGTTGGCGGCGCAAGCCGGCATCACCGATACCAAGGTGCTGCAGCAGCGCGAGCAGGCGATGAAGGATGCTGCAGCAGCAGCTGGGGCCAGGGGCGCCGCAAGCTCGGCCACTGGGGGGCGCTCTGCCGGGCTCCAGAGCATCAAGGACGCATTCACCGCCGAGCAGGCGCAGATCACGACCAGCACCAAGGTCCTGCAAGCGCAGTACCAGGCGCGCGAGGTCTCGGCCGAAACCTACTACCAGCGCATGCGGGAGCTGGCCGAGCGGGGCACCGCTGCCGAGGCCCAGTCGCTGCAGAAGCAGATCGATTACCTCAATAGCCGCAACGTCAGCGGCAAGCAGTCGATCGACGTCAATAAGCAGGTCGGCGAGCTGGAGGCGCAGCTGGCCAAGGTGCGCACCGAGGGCGCCGCGGCCCTTGAGGTGTTGTCCACCGAAGAAGGCAAGCTGAAGAAGCAGCGCGAAGACGCACTTGCGTCCTACAAGGCGGCGCTGGACGCCAGCACCGATGCGCTACAGGAAGACATGGACGCCATGATCGCCCGTGTCGGCGCGGGCGATCGCGAGTTCGAGATCCAGCAGCGCCTCAACGGCGTCTACCGGGAGCAAGCGCAGCGCCTCACCGAGCTTGCCCTGCAGAAGAATGCGGGCCGCATCGACGAGGCGACGGCAGCAGCTGAAGAGGCGGCGGTGCGCGCTGCAACGGATCGCCGTGTGCAGGTGATCCGAGACGGCTACGTACGTATGTCGGAAGCGCAGGCCGATTGGGGTAACGGCGCGTCTGCGGCGTGGACGAATTACGTGGATGAGGCGCGCAACGCTGCCGGCCAGGTGGAGTCTGCCATCGGGTCTGCCCTGGGCGGTCTGGAAGATGTGTTCGTCAAGTTCGTGACCACCGGCAAGATGAGCTTCAGTGATCTGGCTAATTCGATCATTGCCGATCTCGCCCGGATCGCCGCCAGGCAGGCAATTACCGGTCTGCTTGGCAACATGTTCGGGCAAGGGGGGGCGGGCGCTGTGCAGCGCGAGGCGATCCCGCTGCAAGGCTGGGACACCGGCGGCTACACCGGCCCGGGCGGCAAGTTTGAGCCGGCAGGCATTGTCCACAAGGGCGAGGGCGTGCTGAGCCAGCGCGACATCGCGTCTATCGGCGGGCCTGGCGCATTCCTCTCGCTGCTCACCACGATCCGCAGCAGCCGCGGTTATGCCGGTGGCGGCCTCGTTGGTAGGACCGCCATGCCCTCCTTTGCACCTGCTGGCGGCATGAGCGTGGAGATCAACAACTACTCCGGCCAGCCGGCGCAGCAGCGCGAAGAGCGTACGCGCGGGCCGGATGGTAATGAACTGCGCAAACTTATTGTGGATATCGGTGCTGCCGACATTGCCGGCGGCGGGCGCATGGCTGGGGCGATGAAGAGCCGCTTCCCCAATTTGAAGGATGGACGCTGATGGTGGCTCTGCCTGCATATGTCGGCGTCCTCTATGACGCTATTCGCGAGCGGCCGGTGCCGGCGGTCAATCGCACTGAAATGGAGCGTGGTCTTGCAAAGCAGGTGCTGGTCAACACGCGCCTTGTGATGAATCTTCCGCTGTCTTTCGACTTCGCTACGTTGGATGATGCCGAAGCGTTTCTGGACTGGTACTGCGATGAGATAAAGGTGGTCGGCGAGTTCACCATGCCGCACCCACGCAGTGGCAAGCAGATTACGGCGCGCTTTGTCAGTGGCGATATCGGGGAGTTACGCCCAGTCGAAGGCGTGGAAAGGCCCTGGCAATGCGACGTGCTGATTGAGTATCTGCGATGAGTTCATTTCTTGAGCGCCGGCAGCGCCTGATCGACCCTGCCGGGCCGCTTGAACTGATCGAGCTGACTGCGCCGTCGTTTGGCGCAGTGCTTCGCATCGTCAATGACACACAGGACTGGGTGAGCAACGGCAATCTCTATGTGCGGTGCCCCTTCCGTTGGACGGGACCTGCAGACCAGGCTGGACAAACGCCACGCGCTCAGCTGGAAGTCGATAACGCCGGCAGGGGTATCACCGAGGATCTGGAGAGGCGGCCGCCCAACGAACTGGTGATGTGTCGCTACATGATTACAGACCGCTCTGCACCAGATGTGATCGCTCGGCGCTTCTACATTCCGCTGGCAAACGTTCGTGCTGTTGGCCCGACAATCACCGCGCAGGCTGGATGGGATCTCTTCAATCGCCAGCAGGCAGTGAAGCTGCGCGCCAATCCGTTCACGCTGCCGGGGATCTTCTGATGCGGACCAGCGAGGTTGAGCGGTTCCTCAACATCCCGTATGACGCCGACACCTTCGACTGCGCCGATCTGGTGGCGCAGGTGCAGCGGGAGCTGTTCGGCCGCGAGGTGCAGATGCCGGCCCGCCGACCGCGCGGAGCTGCTGGGCAGGTGGCGGAGCTCTCGCGCGCATATGCGGCGCCGACGGCTGTACCGGTCGACGGCGACCTGGTGCTGATGTTCGACAAGGGTCAGAGCCGCCCCGGGCACGTCGGCGTCTTCTTCCACCTGGCCCACGAGGGCTGGGTGCTGCACACAACCAGCGCGCTCGGCAGCAGCTGGCTGCACCGGGTGCGCGAGCTGCCGGACTACGGCGCAAGGATCGAGGGGTATTACACATGGGTCTGATGACCACACCTGCGAGTGATGGTCAGCTGGTGCTGACGCCGCACCCGGTCACGCTGGACGGGCAGCGCCACATTGCCATGGACCTGCAGCCGGGCGAGCGCCTGTGCGAGTTCCTGCATCGGCACGTGATCGATCTGGACCAGGGCGAGTGGACGGTGTCCATCGGTGGCCGGGTCGTGCCGCGCCACCTGTGGCCGTACGTCTATCCGAAGGATGGCCAGATCATCGAGGTGCGGGGCGCGGTCGGCAGGAACGCCCTGTACATCGTGGCGATGGCCGCGCTGATCTACTTCACCGGCGGCGCCGGTGCGACGTGGGCAGCTGGCTTGGGTACCACGGGTGCAGCTGTGGCCTATACGGCTGCATTTGTGGTCGGCTCCATCGTCATCAACAAGGTGCTCGGGCCGAAGGTCGAGAGCCCTACAGCGCCCAGTAACGCGGGGACTGTCTATAGCCTGGGCGCAGCGCGCAACCGCCCTCGGCCCTATGAGCCGCTGGGTCTGCTTTTCGGCCGCACGCGCATCGCGCCAGACATCGCCAGCACCACCTACTCGTGGTACGAGGGCGACGACCAGTACATCGGCATTGTGCTGACGCCGGGCATCGGCGTCGGCCGCGTGGGCGCGTTCTCCAATGGAGATACGCTGCTGTCGAGCTACGAAGGCGTGAGCGTCTTCCATGCCGGCTACAGCCAGATGCCGGAAGAGACGATCCCGCTGTACAGCAATGTGGACACGGTCGAGGGCGGTGAGCTGCCGGATACCGCTGACTTCGTGACCCGCACCACCAGTGCAGACACGGTGCGAATCCTCATCAACCTGGAATACGTGCTGGGCGGCGTGGGCACTTCGGGCAAGAAGTACAACGTGTCGGAGACGGTGCAGGTGCAGTACGCGCCGGCGGGCACCGGCATCTGGCAGACGCTCGCCACGCAGACCTACACCGGCGACAAGTTGGACGTCAGCAAGCGCGCGACACTGTCGGCGGACGTACCGAAAGGCCAGTATGACGTGCGCGTGCGCATCCTCGGCCTGGGCAACTACGAGGGCGACAACACCCAGCGCAACGACTTCCAGTGGTCGACGATGGGCAGCGTGCAGGCCGACACCGCAACGTATGCCGGCATCTCGCGCGCCGGCATCATCATGAAGGCCACCGGGCAGCTCAACGGCCAGCCCGACGAGCTGCGCGCCGAGCATGTCGCCGCGCCGATCCCGGTGTGGCGCAACGGCGCGTGGGTCACGGAGGAAACCAGCAACAACGGCGCCCACATCCTCAAATACGCTCGCGGCTATTACGACAAGGACGGCAAGCTCATCGCGGGCATGGGCAAGAGCGATGAAGAGATCGACATCGAGTCGTTGCAGGGCTTCATGGCCCACTGCGAGGCGAATGGCTACACCTACGACTATTGGCTGACGGAAGAGCGCAGCCACGATGAAGTGCTGCAGGCCATCGCCCTGGCCGGCATGGGGCAGACGACCTGGGCCGGGGGTCGCTTGTCGGTGGTGTGGGCCGCCGACGAGCAGCCGCTCTCGGGCGTGGTCAACATGGCCGAGATGAAGAAGGGCAGCTTCAGCGTGGACTACACGCTGGCCAGCGCTGCCGACGGCATCGAGTACAGCTATTTCGACAGCACCACCAACAAGGTCGAGACTCTGCGCGTGCCGGCGCCGGGCGTGGAGGTCATGCTCAACCCGGCGCGCCTCACCGGGGAGGGCGTGACGCGCGAGGCCCACGCTGCAGAGTTGGCGCGCTACCACCTCGCGCAGAGCTTGTTCCAGTACAAGGACATCGGCTTTGCCCAGGACCTGCAATACCTGTCCTATCGGCGCATGTCGATGCTGTCGATCTCCCACGACCTCACGCAGTGGGGCTTCGGCGGGCGCATCGTGGCAGCCGAGCGCAGCCCGCTACTGGGCACGGTCACGCTGACGCTGGACGAACCGATACCGCCGCCGGACGCGCGCAGTGCTTTCATCGGCCTGCGCATCCCTGGCGAGGCGGTCTATCGCACGTTCCGTGTACGCAGCTTCGCCGAGGCGACGGACACCATCCAGCTGGTCGAGGAATGGCCAGACGATGCGCCGCTGCCGGGCGAGGGCTACGACGATCCAATGGTGCATGGCGGCTGGCAGGACAATCCGGCCCACGACACGGTGTGGATCTACGACTTTAAGGCCACGCCGGGCCTGCGCGTGCGCGTCGTGGCGATCGAGCCGGAGAGCGATCTGAAGGGCGCCAGCATCAGCGTGGTGCCGGAAGACGCAAGGTTCTGGATCTTCGTCAAGACCGGCCAGTACATCCGGCCGGAGAGCGGCTCATCGCTGGCCACGCGCCCGATCGTCAGCAACCTGGTTATCAGCGAGGACCAGATCACGACCGGCGACGTCACCGCGACAGACCTGGTGGCCACTTTCGACATCAGCGGCCCATTCGATCACGCCGTGGTCTACGCCTCGGCGTCGGACGGCAGCGGTGAGCTGCAGGAAGTGGCACAGACGCGCACCCGCACGGCGCGGTGGCGCATCCCGCGCGCCGGCACCTACACGATCAACGTGCGCCCGTTCGGCCCGGAGGGGCAGATGGGAATCGGTGCCTCGCTGATCTACACGACCATCGGCGCCGACGCGCCGCCGGTGAACTACGACATCTTCGACGTGGAGGAGATCTCCGGCGGCATCCGGCGCTACACCTGGGGCTTCTGGAACGATACCATCCAGTCGGCCAACCTGGCCGGTGCGGAGATCCGCTACACCGCGGCGCCGGAGCAGGGCGCGCCGATGCCGGGGTGGGACGCCATGACGCCGGTCGGCGACAGCGGCTACCACACCGGCGCGTTCGACTCGCCCATCCCGTCCTCGGGCAAGTGGACGTTCGCCATCCGCGCGCGCAACACCAACGGCACCCTGTCGGTGGCGGACAAGTACGTCACCAAGACCCTGGGCAAGAACCTGGGCGAGCTGCAGGAGGAAATGCAGCAGGCGATTGACCAGACCACCGAGGACATCCGGCAGGGCTTCCTCGAGGCGGCGCAGCGCGATCAGGAGCTTGCCCAGCAGCTGCAGCAGCAGGCGCAGGACCTAGCCAACCTGCAGGCGCTGGTCGAGGCGCCGGAGTGGGTGGATCAGGCGTGGCCGGCGGGCTCAATCGTCAAGCACGCCGGTGGGATGTATGTAGCCAAGCAGGACGTCCCAGCGGGCACCGCGATCACCGACACGGCGTATTGGTCCTACATCGGTCAGTACGCGAGCCTGGCTGAGGCAGTCGGCGCGATCGGCGTGGCGATGCAGCAAGTCACGACCGACGTGCAGCAGATCGAGCAGGAGTTGCAGGTAGTCGCGCAGGACGTGAGGGGCGTGCAGTCCAGCCTCGCCGGCAAAGCAGATGCATCGGCGGTGCAAGCGATCAACACGCGCTTGACGCAGGCCGAAAACAACGTGTCTTCGCTGTCGCAGCTGATCGGCACCGTGCAATCGGCGCTGACCGGCAAGGCCGATGCCAGCGCAGTGCAGGCGCTGCAGACACAGGTCACGCAGATCGGCAACGAGGTCACTAGCAACAGCACCGCGATTACGTCGGTCCGATCCCAAATCGGCGGCAGTGGCAACCTGCTGCCAAATGCGACGTTTGAGGGTGACGTTAGCGGCTGGAGCTTCGTCATTAACGAGTGGAATGTGAGCCTTACACGAAACGTCGCCGGGGCTGACTGGATTCCGGCAGGAGGTTCGCAAGCCGGTTGGTATGGTGGATTTTCGCCTTCGGGTATCAGTGTGATCCGATCTGCCGTGTTTCCTGTCGAGGCGGGAAAGCTGTATATGGCCAGCGTCTATACGGGCGCGCACCGGTGCCAAGCCAACCTGTCGCTAGTGTTCATGGACGCCAACGGCAGAGGCGTCGGAGAGGTCTATGCGATCGACACGAACAGCGATCAAGCACTCGGAGGGCGAGCGCTGAGTGGATGGAAGAGGCTGCACACCCCTGCATACGAAGCGCCTGCTGGCGCAGCTTCGGCGAGTCTGCAGCTGTTTTCAGGCGGCATGGGGGGAGTTGATCCCTATGTCTTCTTCACTCAGGCCATGGTGGAAATGGTGCCTGCCGGAAAAACCACGCCATCATCATGGTCGCCCAGCAGTCAGGGCGTGGATAGCAAATACGCCGCCGCGACTCAGTCGATGTCTACGCGAGTCACGAGCGTGGAGAACGGTGTCGCGAGCTATGAGGCTTCCTATACGTGGGCATTGGACGTCAACGGCAAGGTAGTCGGTATGCGCTCCGTCAACAACGGCACGATCGGCAAGATCACCTTTTCTGCCGATGTAGTGGAGATCATCGGTGCGACACCTGGCGGCGGCCGCAATGAGTTCGTGGGCGGGAAGTTCTACGCCTACGCACCCAATGGCCGCCGCGTGGTGGCATTGGGATATGGAGTGACATGACCAACGTCCTGATCATCAACGACGCCGACACCGGCGTCGTGCTGCTGCAGATCACCGATCAGCCCGACTCTGATCTACTCACGCAGCACATGGGCGCGATCACGATTGCCAGCGGCAGCAATGGGTCTGTGCCGGTGCCGATCACCGGTAGCGCCAACCAGCTGTACTACTGGTTCGTGGCCGATAGCGGCGCAGGCAACAGCCTGCTGCCGTATTTCAGCGATGACGGCAACACCATCACCTGGGTGTCGCCTACGGCGACGCTGACGGCACGAGCCGGCGGCACGCTCTTCTATGGGAGGTTTTGATGGCCTATGCAATTTTTGAGGCCGGCCCCAATCGCATCGCCATCTCCGAGACCTGGAAGAATTTGGCGTTGGCGTCGAAGCAAACGATTACGCCAACCGGCAGCGGGACGCTCAAAGCATGGAGCTTGACTGTCGCCGGCACCAATCCGGCCCTCGCGTTTCTGGGGGAGAGCAACGCTGCGCTTGCGACACGCACACAAAGCGGCAACATCTTCACGTTCACCGGCTTCACCACCAGCGGCAGCTTTACCGCCTACGTCTTCGACGAGCCGAACTTCGGTCGGCGGGACTATCTGGTGATCACCAACCCCGATACGGACCAGGTGCACTTCGACGCCACGCTCAAGTACATGAAGGTGCGGGCGCTGCTACAGGGCAATGCCAATCAAGGTGGGTCGATCACGCTGCCGGCGGGCAGGACATACGCCGCGCTGGCCGGTTCCACCGGCAACATCATGCTGGCCATCGGCGGCCTGGTTGGCGGTGGACCGCAGTGGCAGGTGCAGCAGTTGTGGCGCAAGGGCGTGGTCAACATCAACGGCAACGTTGCATCCATCTCTGCCATCGACACAGCCCAAGAGCTACGCACCGGCACCAACAACAATCCACAGCCGCCCCCTGGCAACTACGGCCAGGCGTGGGTGCGCGCTCCTATCCTCGACGTTACAGGCTACTGACATGCTCATCAGCGAAAACACCACCTTCGGCACGCAGACCAAGATCGTGTCGCCGCGCATCGAGATCCGATGGGACCCGGCCACCAACGACGGGCCGGTCGAATTCCACCTCGAGCAGATCACCACCAAGCCGCATCCCGATGGCTGGACACAGACGCTGGAGCGCTTCTTCCTGCGCGTGCTCACGGTGCAGATCAGCGACCTGATCGGCCGCAGCTACGAGATCACGGCGCCTGCGAGGACGGAGGTCGACCCAGTCACGGGACAGGTCATCAAGGTGCCGGGCGAGACAGTCACCGAGCCCGGTGTGCATCTTCTGCTGGGCATCAAGGCGGCCACACGAGCCGCCTACGATGCGAACGTGGCCACGCCTGATCCGGATGCAGACCCACTCGCGCAGCAGATTACGATCGTCTGGAACCCTATCAACGACACCGGCACCGTGACGTTCCAGGTCGAGGACCGCGGCACCGCCCTCGGCGTGCTGGCGGCGCCCATCGCCGACCTGATCACGCCGACCTACGCGCTTCGCTTTCCCGGTTCGGCAGCCTCGCAAACGCTGCACGGCTGGAAGCTGGAATCTCTGGTTAAAGCTGCCACCAATGTAGCCATTTCCGTCAGCTTGACGCTCGCCGACCCTTTGACCACAACCTGACGGGCTGCTGGGCATTCATGGCGGGCAGTCCCGGCCCTGTGCTTTTGGGGGAGCTAGCGCTTTCTCCGTCCAATTGTAACAATCAGGCGACCGGGGAGGCAGGGCTGCCATGTCACATCATTCTCATAGCTGCCGGAGATTGGCAGCCGCATTCGGCATTCTTAACTCAAGAACGCCAAAAGTCTGCCGAAAATCAACCATGGTGGTTGATTAATGGCGCCGTCAACCCCAACATACCGACCTGGTAGCAAGGGCGGTGACGATGCGGATGAAGTCGAAGAGGTCGACGGGCCACTCTATGAGCTGGAGGCGGTCAGGTCTCGGTGTGCTGCCGGAAAAGTTACCTTTTCCAAGAAGGCCGAAGCTGGGTACATCGGCGAAGGATTCTCAAAGGAGACTGCGATTGAGTGCATTGCAACCTTGGCTGACCACGAGTACAAGAACTCGCGCTGCTATAGGGGCTTGCAGCCGTTTGACGCGTACGTCGCTACACGTTTGAGCGGTAGACAGCCTGTCTACAAGAGTCTGTATATAAAGTTGCGCATACCTAGTCCAAGTGTAGTGGATCAGGTCTACGTAACTTCTTTTCATCCTTAATAGGACGTCCGTCATGGCGCACATTTGTCCAGCTTGTGAGAAAGGCAGGTTGGAGGCTCGTACTGGTAGCGAAACTATCCAGTATGGCGACGATCAAATTCACGTAGAGGGTATTCAGTTTTCTGAGTGCGATCTTTGTGGAGAAGAAGTGGTGCTGCCTATCCAGTCGAAGGCCAACGCTCTTCTTTATGCCGACGCTAAGAAAATTGTTGATGGCATGCTGGCGTGTGCAGAGATAAAAATTTTTAGAGAGAAGTGGCGCCTTAGTCAGCACGACGCGGCTGCGATATTTGGAGGTGGAAAAAATGCATTTTCCAAGTACGAGCGCGGGGAGATAATCCATAGTAAGTCAATGGATCTATTGATGCGTGTTTTTGATGAGGTTGCAGAAGCGAGAAGTTATCTATCGAATAAAGCGGGTGTAAAAATCGAAGATAATTTGGATGCGAACGGCGTTGCGGAATGGGAAACTGTAACGGTTGAGCCGGTTTCATCTAAGGGTGCGAACATGTCGGCTTGCATGGTGTTTGACTTTGCTGATTTTGCAAGCGCTCGTGAGGGGAGGGGTGATTGGTCACCTGCAAACGAAAGCTGGATCGGTGAAGGGCTACATCATCGTATGCAGGCGAGAGCATAGAAATGGCGCGCAAGAAAGAAAAGGATGGAGAGGACGTAACAAAATTTTTTGCAATTCAGGATATCGCGCTGTGGGAGGCGTCCTTCCATCGCGTAGTCGAATACAATGCTGACGAGCACGATGGAAAGTGCTCAATCCAGATGTTCAAGTCAGTTAATCCCGAGATGATGAAGGTTCTCGTAGAAGGCGAGGATGAGGATCAATACTTACTCAGGGTGTTGGTCAAGCTTGGTGCGAGATCTGTTTATCAAGAGTCTGATAAATCTGAGATTGAGGTATTATATTCGGTGGAGGCTACATTTAGTATTGAATATTTTGTAATAAAGCCTCCCACGAAGGAAATGTTTGCGCAGTTTATTCAGTACAATAGTGTGCATAATGCTTGGCCATTTTGGAGGCAGCACGTTTATGACACACTTCGTCGCGCCTCTTTACCAATCCTGCCAATACCTTTCTTTC